CAAACGAATGAAGAAAAAATGAAAAAACAAGATTTGAAAAAAGCGGTCAAGGAAATTTTGATCCGTGATGATGACATGCTGGACCCAATGGCCAAGGCCGAGGCGCTGGAGCGCAAGACGGCCACATTGGCGGCAGAGGAATCTGGCGACAACCCACCGATGGATGACATTGAGTTGCAGTCCATCGTGGCCACCGAGATCACAGACGCCATCAGCTACATCGACAGCGATCTGAGCCCGTACCGTGCGCAGGCGACTGCCTACTACCGCGGCGACCTGTTTGGCAACGAGGAAGAAGGCCAGAGCCAGGTTGTGGCCACCGAGGTGCGCGACACGGTGAACAGCATGTTGCCCAGCATCATGCGGGTGTTTTTCAGTTCCGAGAAAACCGTGGAGTATGTTCCCCGCACTGAACAGGATGTGCCGGCAGCCGAGCAGGCCACCGACTACGCCAACTACATCTTGAACCAAGACAACGCCGGCTTCACGGTGCTGTATGGCACCTTCAAGGACTCGCTGGTGCGCAAGTGTGGCATCGTCAAAACCTGGTGGGCCAAGACCACCACGGTGCGCGTGGAAAAGTACACCGGCTTGGACGATGGCACCAAGATGCTGATTGAGCAGGAGCCAGACAGCTTCGTCACCATCATCGAGGAATACGATGACCCTGAGTTTGGTGAGCCGCAGCCGATGATTGATCCAGCTACTGGCGCTGTCACGGTGATGCCGGTGCCAAAGCTGTATGACATTGAAGTCAAGCGCGTCATCACCGAGGGCCGCGTCTGCATCGAAGGCGTGCCGCCAGAGGAGTTCCTGATCGACCGTAACGCACGCTCGATTGAGACTGCAGCGTTTGTTGGCCACCGAAAGATGGCGACTGTGGCTGAGTTGATTGGCATGGGCTACGACGAGGATGATGTGAACCAGTACATCACCAGCGCCGACTTTGAGAACAACGAGGAATACCTGCGCCGCCGCCCAACGACCACAACCATTGGCGCGATGAATGAAAGCTCAAACCCGTTTATGCAGCGCGTGCTGTACATCGAGGGTTTCATGCACATCGACTATGACGGTGACGGCATCCCTGAGTTGCGCAAAGTCTGCTGCATGGGTGAGGGCAACACTATCGTGCGTAACGAGCCAGCCGACATGGTTGGCTTTGCTGACTTTCCGTTTGACCCAGAGCCACATACCTCACCACTGGAAGCCAACAGCGTCTACGACTACGCCAAGGACTTGCAGGAGATCAAGTCTGACATCCTGCGCAACACGCTGGACAGCTTGGCCCAATCCATCCACCCACGCACCGCGGTGGTTGAGGGTCAGGTCAACATGGACGATGTGCTCAACAACGAGACCGGCGCTGTGATCCGGATGCGGGCCCCAGGCATGGTGCAAGCGCTGTCGATGCCGTTTGTTGGCCAACAGGCGTTTCCGATGCTGGAATACATGGACGGCATCAAGGAAGACCGTACCGGCATGAGCCGTGCATCTATGGGTCTGAATGCTGATGCGCTGCAATCGTCCACCAAGGCGGCTGTGAGCGCCACCATCAGTGCCAGCCAGAGCCGTCTGGAGTTGACTACCCGCATCTTGGCCGAGGGCATGAAGAAGCTGTTTAAGCAGATTCTCCAGTTGACCGTGGCCAACCAAGACAAGGCGCGGATGATCCGTCTGCGCAATACTTGGGTGCAGGTTGACCCACGCACTTGGGACGCAACGATGGATGTGTCCATCAATGTTGGCCTGGGCAATGGCGACACCGAGCAGAAGATGTCCATGCTGGGCATGATTGCAGCCAAGCAAGAGCAGGCGCTGCAACTGATGGGACCAGGCAATCCGCTGGTGACACCAGCCCAGTACGCCAACACCCTGCGCAAGATGGTCGAGTTGTCCGGTTTCAAGGACTCCAGCCAGTTCTTCAACGCCATTCCAGCCGACTACCAGCCACCGGCACCCGAGCAGAAGCCATCTCCAGAGGAAATGCTGGCGCTAGTGCAGGTCAAGTCGATTGAGGCTGACATCCAGAAGAAGGCCGCCGATCTCCAATTGCAGCGTGAGGACATGATCCGCAAGGATGACCGAGAGCGCGACAAGATGGAAATTGACAAGTATGTAAAGATTCGTGAGCTTGAATTAAAATACGGCGTCCAACTCAACGAGATTGCACTGAATGCGGAGATTGAGCGTGATCGCAACGCACAGATGCAAATGCAACCTGGGATGCCACCACAGTGAAACAGAAAATCGATTTAGGTAATCGCGCCGAGCAGTTGCTCGGTGACGATACCCTGATGACTGCATTTAATGAACTTGAAATGCAATACACAAACAACTGGAAAACAAGTAAAGTTGACGAGTCTGCAAAGCGCGAGCAGGTTTATATAAGCCTGCGGGTGCTGGATGATTTGAAAACCAAGCTGCGAGTGTTTGTTGACGATGGGAAGATCGCCAAGAAACAACTGCAAAAGATGAATACTTGATAAACTAGGAACCAATTACATGAGCAATGACACCACGGCCTCGGCCAGTGTTTCGCAAGCCATGACGGCTGACCAAGCCGCAAATGCCATCGAGTCGATGCTGTCCGGAGACGGATACCAGCAGGAGCCCGAGGCGCTGATGGACGATGAGTCCGAAACCGTTGATGAGGAAGTTTCTGCTGAAGATGACGCGGCAGAGGTGGAATCTGAAGACGTAGAGTCTGAGGACGCTGAGGAACCTGAGCAAGAAGAAAAGCCATCTAAGTTCACCGTCAAAGTTGACGGCAAGGACGTTGAGGTGTCGCTGGACGAGTTGCAGAAGGGCTACAGCAGGACCGAAGACTACACGCGCAAAACCCAAGCGCTGGCCCAAGAGCGTAAGCAAGCTCAGGCCGAGTTTGAGTCTGTGCGAAACGAGCGTGCCCAATACGCTCAACTGTTAGGTGCCTTGCAGGAGCAGTTGACGCAAGCAACGCCCCAGGTTGATATGGACTACCTTTACAACGAGGATCCGATCGAATGGGTGAAGCAGCGTGAATTGCAGCGGTCGAATGCGGAGCGAATGGCGGCAATTGCGTCAGAGCAGCAGCGTTTGAGCGCAGAGCAAGCGAAGGAGCAAAACGCTTACTTGAAGGACGAATTGTCCAAAGAGAAAGATTTGCTGCTGTCGCAAGCTCCGGAACTGAGAGACCCAAAGACTGCCGCGAAAGCGAAACAGGATTGGATTTCCGCAGGTAAGGCAGTTGGGTTGTCCGAGCAAGAGTTGAACAACGTGCGAGATCACCGGATTCTGTTGGCGCTGCGAAAGCTGGCTGCCTACGATGCGATGGTGGCCAAGCGTAAAGACTTGAAGCCGGTGCAGAGTTCAACGCCCACGGCACGCCCAGGCACGATCTCCAAGCAACCACAGTCGAGCATAGTCAAGCAATCTCAACAGCGTCTCGCCAAAACTGGGAATGTCCGCGATGCGGCCAGTCTCATTGAACGACTACTTTGACTTTTTAAGGACTTAATCATGGCTATTGCTTCCAATACATTCCTCACCTACTCTGCCAAGGGTATCCGTGAAGACCTCTCCAACGTGATCTACAACATCTCGCCAGAGGAGACACCTTTTGTCTCTAACATCGGCAAGGGTTCGATCTCCAACACCCTGTTCGACTGGCAGACCGATGCACTGGCCGCAGCCGCAGCCAATGCACAGCTTGAGGGCGATGAGACTTCTTATGATGCAGTGACTGCTACTGTTCGTCTGCAAAACTATGCCCAGATCAGCCGTAAATCGGTTGTCATCTCCGGCACTGAAGACACAGTGAACAAGGCTGGCCGCAAGTCTGAAGTCGCTTATCAGATCGCCAAGAAGGGCTCTGAGATGAAGCGTGACATCGAGTTCTCGTGCCTGAACAACCAAGCCGCAGTGGCTGGTGATTCCACGACTGCCCGTACAACTGCTTCGATCCAGGCATTCCTGAAGACCAACACGAACAAGGCCAGCGATGGTACTGATCCGATCTACACCACGATCCCAACTGATCCTCGCAATGACGGCACCCAGCGTGCTTTCACTGAAGCGATCCTGAAGGACGTGATCCAGCAGGTCTGGACCGAAGGCGGCACCCCCAAGATGCTGCTGGTTGGCCCAGTCAACAAGGCCAAGGTCTCTGCATTCGCAGGTATCGCTGCCTCGCGTTTCAATGTTGACGGTGCCAAGCCTTCGACAATCATCGCTGCCGCCGACATCTATGTCAGCGACTTCGGTAACGTGAGCATCGTTCCTTCGCGTTTCCAGCGTGAGCGTGATGCCTTCGTGGTTGATGGTGAGTACGCATCCATCGACTACCTGCGCCCAATGCAGACTCTGGACATGGCCAAGACTGGTGATGCCGAGAAAAAGCTGCTGCTGTGCGAATGGGCTCTGCGCATTCACACCGAAGCCGCCCACGGCGGTGCCTTCGACCTGACCACCTCTTAATCTGAGGTAATCAACTAAGGGGCTGGGCTAATAACCTGGCCCCTTTTTTACATGATCGACACAAGAATTCTTTCCCAGAACAAGGGCGCCGGCATTACCCAGCTTTGGCATGAGCACACTGACGGCAGTGTGACCATTGAGACCAAGCAGGACATCACCGACATCATCGAGAACAACAAGGCCACCTACAACAATGTTGACGGCAAGGCCAACTGGAAGGGTGAGATGCACAAGGTTGGTAGTGTCCCCATGAGCATTTACCATGAACTGCAAAAGCAGGGCATCCTGCAAGACCCAAAGCGGCTCAAGGCTTGGCTTAATGACAGTGCAAACCAGGTGTTCCGAACTCGGCCTGGGAAGGTATGATTGAGCTATGGCAATCACCACATACACTGAACTGAAATCCGCTGTCGCCGACTGGCTGAATCGGTCGGATTTGTCGGCTGCGATTGCCAACTTTATATCGCTGTCTGAGACGCAGACCGAACGTAATCTCAGGGTTCGGCAGATGCTGACCCGAGCCGATGCCACCATTGACACCAAGTACAGCGCTGTGCCGTCTGACTTCTTGCAGGCCAGAACATTCAAGCTGACTAGCACCTCGCCGGTCCAGCCGCTGGAGTTTGCGACTGATGATGAGATGGACAGCTTGGACGCCAGCAACACGGCACCGAGCCGCCCGCTGTACTTCAGCGTGGTGGGCAACCAGTTCCGAGTGCATCCTGCGCCGGACTCGTCCTACACGGCAGAGTTGTCCTACTTCGCCAAGATCCCGCGTCTGTCGGATGCGGCACCGACCAACTGGCTGCTGACGATGGCGCCGGACATCTACCTGTACGGCGCTTTGATTCAGTCGGCTCCGTACCTCAAGGACGATGAACGGATCAATGTCTGGACCACGCTGTACGCTGCTGGATTGGATGCGCTGCGAGTTGCGGATCAGGGCGCGACCTCTAGTCGCGGTGTTTTGAAATCAAGAGTTAAACCATTTGGAGTGCGTTAAATGTCATCATTTTCAGACTACACAGAGAACCTGGTTCTCAACTATTTGTTGACAGCTAATACTGTCACCCGACCCACGGCTTGGTACGTTGGCCTATTCACGGCAGCCCCGAGCGATACTGGCGGCGGCACTGAGGTTTCTGGTAGCGGTTACGCCCGCAAAGCCACCGGCACGATGAGCATCACTGGTACGGCCACCACGGCCACCAATGCAGCAGCGATTGAATTTAATCCTGCAAGTGGTGGCAACTGGGGCACGCTGACGCATGCTGCGATCTTTGATTCTTTGACTACCGGAAACATGCTGGCCTGGGCACCGCTGACAACATCACGCACCATCAACGATGGCGATGTGTTCCGCGTGCCAGCGTCCAGCCTGACCGTCACCCTGACCTAAGATGGCCGCATACGGCTCCGGCTACTACGGCGGGGGTAATTACTCCAGAGGGGTAAGTCTCGGTGCCGTAGCAATTACAGACGCAAGTTCCGCATCCATTGCTGGATACGGACTGCTTTCTGGTGCCGTATCGTTTTCAGCAACTTCAACAATCTCAGCAGCGGGCGAAGTTGTAAGGTCTGGAGCGTTTGACACATCAGGCACATCATCTGTATCTATTGCAGGTCAGCGCTACGCTGATGGTGCTGTGGTCATCTTTGATGAGTCAACAGTAACGGCTGCTGGTCAGCGCTACGCTGATGGCTCTGCAAGCATCTCTGACGCATCTTCGGTGGTGGTCGATGGATTTAGAGTTACCGATGGCGCTGCGGCCATATCAGACACATCCACAGTCTCCATTGATGGACAGCGCATTGCATTCATAAGCTGCACTATTGCAGATGAGTCAACATTAGTTGTTGGTTCCAATGTAATTGTCAACCAACCAGTAATCATTGAAGCCGGAAGTGAATTGATTGTTGATTCTTTGAGAGTGATGTCGTTTGGATTTGACATCAATTGCGCTTCATCCATGTATGCATTCGGCACATATAAATGGAATAATCAGGATGATACGGCAGAGACTTGGACGCCGATTTCAGACACATCAGAGACATGGACTCCGGTGACTGACCGGAATTAAGTTTTAAGAAACCGTTTAAGGAATAAATCATGGCAGATACCACAANNTTGATGCGCTGTTTGATGCTGGGCCAGCTTTGAAAATTACAAAAGGTGGGACTGGCGCAACAACCCGTCAGGCAGCAATAAATGCACTTGCTGGTGCAACAACTAGTGGTCAGTATCTGCGTGGCAATGGTACTAACGTGGTTATGGCTGCGATTGTTGCAACAGATGTCCCTACGTTGAATCAAAGCACTACAGGCAATGCCGCCAATGTAACTGGTATTATTGCGGCCACTAACGGTGGAACTGGTCAAAGTTCTTATGCTGTTGGTGATATCCCATATGCGTCAGCAACATCAACCATCTCTAAGCTGGCTGATGTTGCTACGGGTAATGCGTTGATTTCCGGTGGTGTAGGTGTTGCACCCAGCTACGGCAAAATCGGCCTTGCAACTCATGTTAGCGGTAACCTGCCGGTAGCCAACTTAAACAGCGGAACAAGCGCATCGTCAACAACCTTCTGGCGCGGTGATGGTACTTGGGCAACTGCTGGGGGCGACCCAACAACTACACAGGTGCTTAACGCAACAGCGGGTGCTTCAGCAGGGGC